AAGTGTACTTCCATTGCATCAAGATCAGAAGTGTAAGCTCCTCCAACAGATCCAGTCAACCAAGACTTCATACGACGATCATCAGTTTGAGATGCTCTATAACGTACGTGCAAGAATGGACGTCTGATGTTAGTTCCTAAGATTTGATCATAAACAGTAGAAGTTCCAGCTGGTACCAAGATACCCTCAATTCCTGAATCCGCAACAGCTCCACGAGTAGATGCATCGTTCAAGTATTTCCAGTCAGTCTTATAGAAGTCGTAAGAACCTCTTCTGAATCCTGAGAAACCTAAGTTTAATGCCATGTCTTCTGAATTTTCAAATAATCCATAAGCAACACCACCATTTGGTCCAGCAGATACTCCACCTAACATGTTGTCAATAGTTAAAGAAAGTTGACGATTAACAAATAACATATTCTCTTCGATAGCTCCTTGAGTATCTAAGTTTTTAAGAATTTGGTCAAACTCAGTTAAGACTCCAGCAGCAGGTGCAAATCCAGCAAAGATGTTACCTCTTGATTTTACAGCAGCAAATAAACCTTCAGTACCTTTTTTACCAGCAGCCAAAGCTCCAGATCCAGCAGCAGCTAAAGTTCCTTCAACTACAGACATTTCTAGGTAATCTTCGAAACGTAGTCTAGTTTCAGACTCAGCTTTCAAGTACCACAAGTACCCTCCAGTTCCATCTTCAGTAGCAACTTCTACCCATCCAATCTGAGCAGCGTCAGATCCAGAAATAGCGTATTTATCCTTAATGATGATAGGTGAATTAGAGAATTGAGTGAAAGAAGGAGTGATTGATTTAATGTCAGCATCTCCAGTTCCTTTAGCGTACTCAGATCCGTATACAAAGATCTTAAGTCCAGTATCAGCAACGTTAAAAGTAGCGTCAAGATTAGCTCCAGTATAAGTAGCAACTGTAAGAGTAGCTAAAGTAGCAGAAGTATCAACACTGTCTGTTACTAAAGCAGTTACTTCAAGTCCATTAGAAGGATCCATAACAACGATAGTATCGTTTTTAGAAATTACGTTTCCTACAAAGTTCTCTCCATTAGCAGCGTCTAGTACAAAAGTTAAAGTAGTAGCAGATGCAACAGTTACATCGTTGTAAGCAATATGCAATCTGTTTTGCTCAGACCATACTACTTGATCAGAAGTCATAGGCATTTCAGCTCCTACCATACGCAAGAAACCAGACAATGTTCTGTTTCCGTAACGCTCTACTTCTTGTTCATAAATTTCAGGTAGATATTGTTGTGCAAAATCGTTTCCTGATCCGTCTGTAAAACTTAAGTAGTTGTCAGACAATAATTGTTGTTTTTGACTCGGCTTAATTGAACCGAATGCGTTGTTTAATGCCATTTTTAAATGATTTTAAATGTTAAATTTTAATTTTTTTAATCTTTAATTTCGATGAACTAAGATTGCTTTCGCCTAATACTTTTACCTTGATACCATCTTTGAAGCCTGTTTGAGGCGCTTGCCTTACAGCTTGACTTGGATTTTTTGAGCCGTCTATTACTTGTTTAACAGCATCAGCTTTTCCTTGTTCGTAAAAATGATTAGCAATAGTATCAACGTTAGCTGCAGCGTACATAGCTTTATGATAACCAACCGGATCTTTTACATTACCTTCATTGTCAAGGAACTTCCCTACAATATTGTTAATGTTTGATTGGTTTTCAGCAACTTTACTAGGATCTTTCACACCATATCTAAACTTCTTTTCTCCTAAATTGAAATCAAAACCTTTGAAATCTTGTGAGAATAATTTTTTAGTTTGGCTCTTGAAAGCTTCATGTTGTTGCTCAGCTTTACCTTGCTCTTCGTTATATCTATTGAAAAAGTCAGTAGCTTTCTTTTGCTCTTGAGTTACGCCCGGTCTCAACTTGATCTCGTCGTAGTATTTACTCTTTGTTTGCTCTAGAAAGTTCTTGGCTTTTGCAACTTCTTCTTTAAACGCAAGCTTTTTCTTGCGGATGTCTCTCTCCTCGTCTAGATCTTCATCGTATGAAAAATCTTCAAGTAGTAGACTTATGTCCTCACCATCTAAGTAAGGCTTTGTTTTTTTATAGTATTCTTTTAGTAACGTATCGTTGTCGATATTAGAATAGTCAGCATTTAATCTAACGTAGTCGTTAATCGTGCCACCAGTCTCTTTCATAAAAGAAACTAACTTCTCAATGTTTTCTGGTAAATCAATTCCAGCGCTCTGCCCGACTACAGCCTGCTCTAACTGATCTTCTAAAACCTCAACCTCATCTTGTACGGTTTCATCAGTAACCTCTTGTATAATAGGCGCGTCTTCTTGAACAACCTCTTGTTCTTGTTCGATTTCTTCTTCAACAACCTTTTCAACAACTTCTTCAACTTGATCGTCTTCAGTGTCAATTACTACTTTAGTAACTTCCGGCTCTTCGTTGCTTTTAGATAGATCTACTTTTATAGGTCCATCTTGTGTTTTACCTAGATTCTTAGGTTTAGTTTTCTTACCTTTTAAGGAGAACTCTCCCTCTTGTTTTTCTTGTGACATAATATAATATAATTAAATAGTTAAAAATTTTAAATCAACGGTAAACAAGCTATTGTAGCCCGAAACCACTGAGGTCATCAAATCCAGCAGATTCGAAGTTTTTAGGTAACTCATCGTTTTTTCTTTGAGTTATCATTTGTGATTGCTGTGTAGCCTGTATTCTTGTTCTTTCGTCTTTACGATCTTCTATCTCTCTTTCTTTATCCGCTTCAGCATCGACTTTTATTTTTGCTAACTGAAATTGGTAGTTAAACTCTTCTGCCATTAACTCTCTTTTTATTTGAGCCTCTGTCTGCATTCGCTGTATCTCGAACTGAGACTTAGCTTGCTCTATACTAACTTTCTCTTGAGTTAAAGCTTGTTGTTTTTGAACTTCAGCCATAGCAGCTGCCTCACTTGCTTGTGCATTTGCTTGAGCTTGGGCTTGTATATTTGCCTGAGCTTGCTCTTGCTCTCTCTGTGACTTTTGTTGCTGTCTAAGTTTTATGTACTTATTAGCTAATTTTATGTTTTTTATTTCTCTGATATCAATAGCATCTGACAATGATATAGCTTGTGTCTGCAATGCCATTTGAACATTCTGTTCCAACTTAGCAATATCCTCTTCTTCAGGCTCTAACTGTAGATGTATACCAAAATCATGGAGTTGTAAGTTTATAAGCTCTTGAAGAGTATTAGTGTTAAAAGTGCTTATGGAGTTAGCTAAAGAATTTCTAAGTAGAGGGTTTTTTATAGCGTCAGCAGCTTTTAAACTAACGTTTTCACAGATTCTAAGACTAACATACAACAAAGAGTTTAATATGTGCTTAGTAGCTGTGTTAGACGCGTTAGCGGCTAGCTTCTGCAATCCTAGTAAAGAATCTTTATCAGGCATAGAACCATCTCTAGCTTCATTTAATCCAGTTACATCTCTAATCATTTTTAAGTAATACTCGTAAGTACCAATTAAACTCTGTATTTTCCCTTGACCAGACGAAGAAGATAATTCCTGTACTGGAACTTTACCAGCATTAATACCTCCGTCTTGTGTAAGTGATCTACCTACAACACTACCAGTTTGGAAATACATATTCAAAGCCTCTGCTGGATTGTAGTTTGTACCGTTACCCAAGTCAACCTCAGCTAGCCCGTCCATATCTAAAAATACACCATCAGGCACTATTCTAGACATAACTTGTTGAAGCTTTAAATGGGTTAGCTGAATCATATCAGCAAAGCCAGTTATTCTGCTTACGATAGACTCAATTCTACCTTTATACATTCTAGGNGCTGAGATACAGTAATTCATTTCNACCTTGGTTGAATCAGCTGTTGGCCTTGTCATGTTCTCTGCTAGTTTCCATTCTAGCATATGATTGTTACCTAGTACTTTAGCTCCTGTGTACAAAACCTCTATAGTTCTTGAAACTCGTTCAAAGTTATCGTTACTTGGAGGGTTAAAGTCACTTGTTTTTTCAATAGCTTTTTCTAAACCGGTTTCTGTTCTTTTAATTTTAAATACTTGATCTTGATATGTCTTGTATTCAAAGTACATTACCTGTACAGTGTTAGAGTCGTAATTACCCCAACCTGTTATATATTGTGAATTACCAGGCATTTTCTGTATAGCCTCAAGTTCTTCTTTAGATATATCTGGGAACTGTTTCTTTAGTTCAGCTATAGTTATAGACTTAACTTCTCCAACGTAATAAATATCTTCAAAGTTCGGGTCTTCAGTGTATGAGTATACCATGTAAGCAGGGTCTACATACTCTATCTTTATACCCTCTGCTCTATTGAAGCTCGTTTTAGTAGCACATATCCCTAAAACAGTTAGGTCATAAGCTAATCTCCTTTTAGTTTCCTCGTATCTGTTATAAGCTAATGTATTGTCTATGAGCTCTTCCTCTGCTATTTCAACAGTTTGTTTATAGCTCATTTGCATGTAAAGATCTAATTCTTCCTGACTAGCTGGTAAATCGCTAGGATTAGAGACGTTATATAAATCTAAACCAAGATCAGTCTTAAAGTTCTCCAGCGTCTGTCTCATATTTACATCCCTAGAAACAGCTTTGGCATATTTTGATTTTTGCTCTATAGAAAAAGGATCTTGAGCTACTGTTTGAATATCGTAGGACTTATTAGACATTCCATTAACAACAATGTCTACGAACTTAGGTATAACTGGTACGGGTTTCCAGTCTAAATTTAAATAAGATAAATCTCCGTTTATAGATAACTCGTCTTTATACTTAGCTATTGATTGTTCACCTCTAGCGTATAATCTAAGTTGGTGATAATTGCTGTAGCTCTGAGCGTACCTGTTGCCAGAACGACCTTCTTGAAACCACTCTCCCTCGATAGCTCTAGCGACTTGAACCCCGTAATCTAAGCTTGCTTTAACTTCATCACTAACCACTTGGCTAGGGAAAGAGCTATTAGTATTGGTGTATACTTTCATTTATCTTATAATTTTTGACGATGTACCTTTGTTATCGTATCGTTTTATACCTAAATTTATTTTCTTGTATTCTTTTTTAGCCACAGGAGTATATCTATTCTTGTTACAAGCCATTATAGCTAAACCAGAGCTAATAGAAGCATCATGCTTTGTTCTATTATTTATGTTAAACTTAGCCCAGTCTTCTAGTGTTCTTTGAAAATACATATTACCATAACCGTTAGGTGTATTACCAACGTTTTCCTCTACATATGTTTCAATAGCGGCTGCGTGAGCTTGTTTCATATCTTCACTGGAGTTTGGCACTCCACCTATTTCTCTTTCTGTGACAGATAATTTATTGTATATCTTATCTGGTCTATTCATTGAAAAACCTCTATAGCCTCTTCTTTTAAAATGATACAACAACCTGGGCTTATTATTTTCTGCCAGTATTGGCATACCATAAAAAACACAAGCCATTAACACGTCTTCAAAGAATATTTCAGCTGTTTGAGGTCTAGCTATGTATTCTAGGAAAAACAAGTTTGGTGGTACATTTTCCATTGAAAACTTAGTCAACCCATGTAAGGATCCGTTAGAACCTCTCTTATCAACAGTACCTGATATATCATAACTATCACAACCAAACGCTCCGCAGTGCTCATTACCCGCGTATTTAACACCGTTCTTTATTATTACTCTATTTTGCAGATCAACAGGTGGAACCCAAGATATTTTAAATCTTCCATCTTTGTTTGGGTAGAATAAGACTCTACTGTCTTTAATTCCATTTTCCCACATAAAGCTACCAGTTGTAATAGTAGCTGTATTATGTAAATCAGCATTGTAATCTATTTGTTCGTATATTTTTGTTAAGTTAAATAAAGACTCTTTGGCTTCATCTCTAAAAGCGTGTTCTTC